TATCTTTCTACTTCCTTTTCATAAATTTCTGGTAAAAATTGTTGTGCGAATGTACCACCACCTGATGCAGAATCGAAGCTCAAATAATTGTCTCCCCACAACGATTGTGTTGGGCGAGGTGTCAAGTGCTGTAATTCAGCACCTTGAGCGGGATTAATAAAAGGCATAATTTTTAATTTTTAAATGTTTAACTTATTTTATTTGCATTTCTGCCAATCTTTACTTTAAAATCACTAGAGTTGTTTCCAGATATAGCTCTTACTTTCATACCACCAGCCTCAACGGTTTCACCGTGTTGTTGTCTAGGTGACATATCAACGTTTTTTGCTTTAGCCATACTATCCTTGATAGCGTCAGCCTTGCCTTGTTGATAAAAATGATTTGCAACTAAATCAGGATTCATAGCTGTAAACAAAGATTTATGATAACCTTTAGCATTAGTAATTTGATGAGTATCTTTATTAGTAAATTTATTCACAAAATTATTAATATCTGATTGGGTATTTTTAATCTTATCAGCATCACCAATGTTTAATCTAAATCTTTTTTCTCCGACGTTATATTCAAAACCTTTGAATTTGTCATTGAAAACTTGATTTGTTTTTTCTTGAAAAACTTCTAGATTTTCTTCAGCGACTTTAGTATTCTGTTCGTAACGATTAAAAAAGTCTACAGCTTTTTGTTGTTCAGGATTTAATCTTGAACCAGCTTTGACTTCATTGTAATATTTAGACTTTAGCCCGTCTAAGTGGCTTTTGGCATTCGCAACTTGCTCTTTTAATGCCAACTTTTTTCTTTTAATATCTTTTGGATCATCAACCTCTTCATCATATGAATATAAATCTTCCATAACGAAAACTCTTTCTTCATCGTTTAAGTGAGGTTTTGTATTTTTAAAGTATTCACTCAATAAATCAGTATCACTCATTTTACTGTAATCTTTATTTAAAGAGACATAATCTTCTAAAGTACCACCAGTTTCTTCTAAGAAATCAACTACTTTCTGTATATTTTCAGGTATTTTAACTCCAGCTTCTTTAGATTCTTTAATTGCTTCAACAACCTCTTCCTTTACTTCTTCAACTTTTTCTTCAACCTCTATTTCAGTAATCTCCTCAACAACAGGTGTATCTTCTACCTCTGTTTTTTCTTCAGGAGTAACCTCTTGTACAGGTTCTTCTTTTGGTTCTTCTTTAGAATTAAGTTTAGCCCATTTATCTAAATCAACTTTTATCGTACCATCGTCTTTAACCTCATTAGCGGTTTCTTTTTTTGATACTTTTTCTTCAACCTTTTTTTCCTCAACCTTTGGTTCAGGTATTTTATTGTCAGGTTGTTCATTTACTTTTGGTTGTTCATCAACCAGTTTTGCTGTTGTTACGTTTTCAATTTTAACGTCAGCAGCCTTCTTTTTTCGTGCCATAATATAATATTATAAAATTAAACAAATTTATCTAGGATCAAAAGCATTCATTCCAAATCCACCACCCATTGTATCATTTCCAGATGATTCAAAGTTTTTTGGTTTAGAACCTCGCTCTCTTTGATCTATTAATTCAGATTGTTGGGACGCTTGCATTTTTGTTCTAGAGTCCTTTCTATCTTCTTTCAAATTTTCTTTTTGTGTTTGAGCTCCAAGCTCCATTTGTTTCAATTGCATATTTAACTGAAACTCATGATTCATTAGCTCTCTTTTAAGTTTAGCTTCTTGAGCCATTCTCTGAATTTCTATCTGAGCCTTACCTTGTTCAAGCTGCATTTGGCTTTGAGTTAAAGCTTGTTGCTTCTGAACCTCTGCTTGCGCTGTAGCTTGTTGAGCCTGAGCATTAGCTTGAGATTGAGCTTGAATATTTTGTTGTTGCATAGCTTGATCAGTTTCTTGTTTTTTCTTACGTCTAACTTTTAATAACTGATTAGCTAATTTTACATTTTTTATTTCTCTAATGTCAATTGCATCTTCTAAAAATATACCTTCTTTAGATAAAGCAACTTGAATGTTATTTTCTAACATTTGTTTTTCTTCTTCATCTGGTGATAATTCTAAAAATATACCAAAATCATATAAATGTAAATCAGACATTTCTTTTAATGTCGCAACATTGTGATTACCTATTTTCTGAATAAATGCTTCTTTAGTTGGTGAATATTCAATAATATCAGATATTCTTAAAGATAAACATTCACATAATTCAGCTGTTAAAAATAATCCAGCTTGTAATATATGTCTTGTAGCTGTATTACTATTTGCAGCTGCCATTTTTTGTATACCAACAAGAGCTTTCGCGTCAGGTGTGCTAGCATCCCTAGCTTCGTTAAGCCCGGTTACGTCTCTTATCATTTGTAGATAATAGTTGTACGTTTGAATAAGTGATTGCATCTTAGCGCCACCACTACCAGATTGAATTTCCTGTATAGGAATTTTTCCTGGATTCATATCTCCATCAGACGTGAATGATCTACCTATAATAGAACCTGTTTGAAAAAACATGTTCAAAGCCTCTTGAGGATTATAGTTAGTACCATTTCCAAGATCTATTTCGGCTAAGCCGTCAGCATCTAAATATATGCCGTCAGGTACCATTCGCGAAATTACTTGTTGAAGTTTTAAATGTGTTATTTGAATCATATCAGCAAAAGTAGTTATCCTACTAACTAAGGATTCAATTTTACCTTTATACATTCTTGGAGCAACTATTTGGTAATTCATTTTAACCTTAGTGTAATCACTTTTAGGTCTCATCATGTTTTTAGCCATGCTCCATTTTAATAATTTTTTAGTTCCTAAAACCAAAGCTCCTTCATATAAAACTTCAATTTGTTTAGATATTTTACCAAATCTTTCTTCTAGTAAATCATTTGGAGGATTAAAATTATCATCTTTTACTATTACTTTGCTAGCTCCAGTAGCAGTATCTTTTACTTTGTAAACCTCGTTCATGTATGTCTTGTAATTGAAATACAAAATTTGAACTTGGTTTTTATCTATGTTTGTTGATTCAGCCATTGATCTATTGTAGAAACCAGTAGATTGATGGCCTTGTTTACTCATTTCTTGTAAATCATTTTCACTAAGATTAGGAAATTGTTTTATTAATTCGTTAATAGGTACTGTTTTAATTTCACCTACATAATATACATCTTGAAAATACGGATCTTCAGTGTAAGAATAAACTATGTTAGCAGGATCTACATAATCAATTTTAACTCCTTCTGATTTTGTAAAACTATTTTTAACACAACCGATACCTAATACGGTTAAATCATAATTAACTCTTTTTCTTATTAGCTCATAATTATTACCATTTAACAAAGTGTTTAAAGCTTGCTCTTCAGCTAACTCAACACCTTGCTTATAACTAAGTTGCATGTGTAAAGCTAGTTCTTCTTCTGAATCAGGTAGTTTTTCTGGTGGTGTTGATGATAAACTAACACCAAAAGCTTCTTGAGCGAAGTCATTAAGCTCTCTTGTTTTCATGTCAGCTATTATCTTTTCCATGTATTTAGTACGTTTACTAACACCGAAAGGATCTTGAGAATAAGCTTTTATATCAAATGTTCTTTCTGATATACCGTTTACTACTATATCTACAAATTTAGGTATAATAGGTATTGGTTTCCAGTCTAAATTTAAGTAAGATAAATCACCGTTAATAGATAATTCATCTTTATATTTTTGTATTGCTTGTTCTCCTCGAGCGTATAAACGCAGTTTATGAAAGTTGTTTTGATTACTAGCAAAACGATTTGTGCCAGAATCTCTCTTCATCCATTCTTGTTCAATGGCTTTACCGACTTTTAAACCAAAATCGGCGCTTGCTTTCTCTGCGTCACTAACTACTTGACTAGGAAAATAACTATTTGTAACTGACTCAGCCATATTATTTTTCTATTAGTTTTGAATGATAGCCTCTATTTTTATATTTGGCTATATTTAAATTTATTTTTTCTTTTTCTATGTTTGCTCTAGGATTGTATAAATGTCTATTACAAGCCATAATAGCTAAACCAGAGCTTATTGTTGCATCAAACTTTGTTCTTTTATTTATATCAAATCTTGACCAATCATTAAGTGTTTCATTAAAATACATATCACCATAAGTGCCATCTAATTTTAAACCAACATGATCGTTGATATACATTTCAATAGCAGCAGCATGTGCTTGTTTTATATCTTCACTTGAGTTAGGTATACCACCTACTTCTTTCTCTGTAACAGATAATTTATTCCAAACTTTATCAGGTCTGTTCATAGAAAAACCTCTATAACCTCTTCTTTTTAAATAATAAAGTAATCTAGGTTTATTATTTTCACATAATAAGGGCATTCCATAAAAAATCATAGCTTTTAAAACGTCTTCAAAAAACATTTCTGCTGTTGCTGGTCTAGCAATATATTCTAAAAAGAAATGATTAGCAGGAGAATCTTCCATGCTAAGCTTTGTTAAACCGTGTAAAGATCCTTTTGAACCCTTACCATCAACAGTACCTGATATATCATAACTATCACAACCAAAAGCACCCATGTGCTCATTACCAGGATATTTAATTCCGTTTTTTAAAACTATTTTGTTTTGTAAATGTTGTTGAGGTGTCCATGAAACTTTAAAGTTACCTTGTTGATTTGGATAAAAAACAACTTTAGTGTCTTTTACACCACCTGACCATTGAAAATTACCTATTGTTATAGGTGCTTTTTCACCATTTATATCTATTTGTTCGTATATTTTTGCTAAATTAAATATACTACCTTTAGTTTCGTCTCTGAAAGCATGTTCTTCAGTTCTTGGGAATTGACGATAGAATTCATTTAGAGCATCCTGATCGTTCTTTAATCCATCAGCTTCATTATCCCAGTGATCTATCACTCCAGTGTCTATAAAGTCTCCGTAAGGTCCTTTAACTTCTGTTTCCGGTGTGTCGAATACAGGTAAGCCATAAGAATCAATGAATCCTTCGTAGTTCCATTCCATAGGTATGAACAAACTATAGAGTCCCGAACTTGTTTGTCCATTTCTGTTTCGTTTTGTAACATCTGAGTTATTGTAAAGTTTCTTAAAATTATCTCCTCCTTTGTCTAAAGCGTTAGATGTTGATCCCATCATACACTTACCAATTATTCTACTACCTAATCTTAATGTTGTTTTTGTAACTCTCCAGTTATTTAATATATTATCAGGTCTCTCCCATTTACCACTTTCATCATGTACTAACAGTTTTAGTTTTTCACCATCATAACTGTTATCACCTGTGTTTTTCCAATCAATAGTTGTATCAAGACCCGTTAGTTCTTCAATTTTTTCATTACTAGTTATTTTTCTTCTAGTTAACTTACTAGCTGGTACTCTATATGCTAGCTCTGTTTTAGGCCTATCCATACCGTCTTGAATTGGTTTAAAGAAAAAAGGATAGTTAACTGATATTGGTACAACTTTATCAGTAAACATTTTTTTAGCATCAGCACCTGTTTTAGATAATATACCAAACCTAGCGTCACTAGATATTGTAGCCATATTAACAGCTTCACCAGAAGCCATAAAAGAAAAACCAGATCTACGATTTTTAAGATAACACATACCGTAACATCTTTTATCAGCCTTACAAGCTTCCCAAAATATATAGAATAATCTATTTGCTTCTCTAAAATCAGGTTTACCAACGTCTATCTTACTCCATTGTAAGTACATGTAATGTGTACCAGTTATATATGTTGGTGTTTTTTTGTTGCTAAACCAAAAACCATTTTCACGTTTATTAAACTCACTTTCAATATAATCTATATATTTACTTTTGAAATCACTTGGTAGTTCTCTCCAATCAAATATACTTTTAATTCTATTTAGTTCTTTTGGATATTCAGTTACACTCCAGGTTTTATTTTCAAATTGATGAGGATTTTTAGGTATTGATGGTAGTGCTATTTTTAGGTTTTGTATTTCATAGATTTCACCTATTTTACCAGTTTTAGATATTATAACAACATCGTGCTCTTTATTGTAACCATATTCCCATTTTTTTAACTTATTAAGTCTTTTAATGGTATTTGTTTTTATAGGTGTTATAACCTTGTATAGAGTTTGATTATACATTATTTAGATCTTCTTTCTGCAAATCCAGCAAACTTTTCTGTTTTACTATCTTCTTTAGGTTTACCATCTAGCATAGCTTTTTCATCTTCTATACGGTTTAGTATTTCAAAAGCATCGAATATAGCTAGTTTTTTAGTAGCTGCTGCATTTTTTAATCTATCAGCTGATACATCATCATCACTATCAACTATTTTTTCCTTAGCAACTTTGATTAATTCATCTACAGCTTTATAACCAGCTTGGATTATACTCTTCTTCTTGTCCTTGGTATTCATATTTAATTGTAATTGCTCTTGTTAAAACCCTATACAAGCGCTCGTTATTTATAATAAATTCAAATTCACTTCTTGGTGCAAAACCAACTAAATCACCAATACTTAATTTACTTAAATACTTATGATTATTTGTGTATTTTAAAACACCTACACAGTTTTGCTCTTTTTCAATATCAAAATCACTAAAAGATTTGATAGGTTTTACAAAACAGTATTCATCTAAGGACATCCAGTCGTCTTTATTTTTATATAAATAAACTTGATCTTGCTGAACAAAGTATTGATCTTCTTTAAAATAAGATTTACTGTTTTGCTCATTACCTCTAACATCCTTCCATCTTCTAAAAACATTATGATGAACAATTATTTCATCACCTTTTTTTATAGGAGTATCTAAACCTTTAGGAACCGACACAACTATAGCGTTTCTATTTACATTTTTATGAGTAAATATCTCCGTGTTTAATATTAACTCTTTACCGTTAATATTTTTTTTATTGTTGTATCTTGATTCTACTGGTTTTACTATAAAATAATATAAACCTTGCATTAATATTCTAAATTGTACTCAACAGCTATAGCCATATTTTTATTAAAATCTTTCCAAGGCAAAACCTCATCATTTTTTTTAATATATATGCTAAACTTATCGTCTTCTTCTACAATACAGTCTATTACATGTCCTCCGTAAACCTCTTGGTCCACGGAGTAGTGCATAGCTTCGTTTTTATAGTCTTTACCAATACTAATCTTTCGTATCAGCTTCATCTTCCTCAGGTATTTCAGTAATAGCTCCTGTTTGTAAATTTACAGTTACCTTACCATACTTTTCTTCAAGTTCTTTTTGAATTACCTGTAGATCCATTTGAGAAACTTTAATAGCCTCTAAAGCCGAAGCTTTCTGAACCTCTAAGCCACCAACTTGTAATTGAACTTGGTTAATTGAGTTTACCTTTTCTTGTACTGATTTTAATTCTTCATCAGTAATCTTTTTTACATCTTGAGCGATGTCTTCTACTTTTACGTCTTCCATTTTATTTAAATTTAATTATTAATTATTATATATCCGTGTAGTCTTTCCAAGCGTCTTCAGCTTTCATAGCTGTGTAAGCTTGAATTACAGGGTTTTTAGCTGTAGTGCCTACACCCATAACAAAACTTCCACTAACTGAAGCGAAGTCGTCATTGTACTTACCCACAGTGTCTCTATGTGCTTTGTCTTTCCAGATTTTAGCTGTGTAATTACCTTGAGTACTTTTTACTACTACGTCTTCATAAACAGCCTCCGTTTTTATAGACCCATCAGAGTTATACACGGCAGCTGTTTTTAACTGGTTGTTAACTGACTCATGTGTTGAGTAGCCAACATTTGTAACTTTTACATAAGCATCAC